AAACAAGAATTGGTTGGCCACGCCACGCAAAACTGTGCGTAGATAGTTTACAAGTCTTGCTACATTGATACGATCCAACGATGTACCACCAGCAAGAGCACTGCCTGTGCTCGATGCTACTGGAATACGAGTCTTTTGACCGTATGAAACAATGCCTGTACCCGACAGCAATGTAATTGGATTTAAACGTAGTTCATACATTGCATCACGAAGTTGCTGACTGATACCAGTTCTTACGAACAATCCAGAATTACTGTCAATGTAACCAATGGCATTAGCATTGTCTACTAGACCGCGGCGTGTTCCAGCTGGAGCAAACCACTGGTAGCTTAGATTGTCGCTATGCAAGAATGTGCGTAACATCATATGACTTGCAGGAACTGCAATTTCATTACCAGCAAGATCTGTTGTTAGCGCACCTGGGTAGAATAAGCCAACATATGGGTCTTCAACAGTTACAGACTTGTTATAGTTTGTAATATCTGTGATTGTTGCTGGAAGATTCATTGGAGTATCACCAATGATAAATCCAGTATTAGCACGATCATTGTTTAGCATGGTAAGATTGCTAATCAACTCAGGATATCCAGGAGCTGCTAGAAGATTAAATGCATATCCTTCTTCGCGAATATCTGTGTTACCATCTAATGCTGCCTTCATTGCCTGAACAATAACCTGACGCTGTGCATAATGACCCATGTAAGGAACACCTTGAGCGTTGGTTGTTAGTTCAGAAACCCAAGTTGAAGTCTGAGTTGGCATTGTACCAGTAAATGCAGTGCTGTTGAAGTAATTTACTACATACTTCTTAACACTGTAACCACTACGACGTGTGTTAAACAACAATGTTCCACGTGGGTACAAACGATAATCAGGTGCATCAAGATCAACATAGTTGCTGGTTAACAATCCCGAAATACTTGGTAATGTACCAGTAATTGGATCTGTTGTTCCTGTGCTATCCCAACGAGCATCAGCAAAAATAATTCCGTTTTGACTGGTACTGTCGCTGTTATCGATTAGATCCCAACCGCCGGCGGTCGAGTAACGATATAACTTTGGATAATTTTCTAGATCGCCACTGTCTAGCCATAAATCGCCTGGAACTAGAGCAGAACCAGCTGAACCACTTTGTGTAACTGGAGCAGTTGGGCTAACGATTACACCATTAGGATCAGTAGCAGTTAGATTGTAACCACGAGGATCTCTAGTAACGTTACGATAGCCTCTCCAACCGGAACTATCACAAACCATGATATCAACTTGGGTGGCGTCGTTAAAATACCACATTGTACCATTGGCAGGAGCAGTTGAAGGCTCAACTGCGCTGAATGTGTATGTGGTCTTTCTCCAATTGGTCAAGTTGATTGTTCCTGACACAATGTTAGAAATAACACCCGTAACACCTGACGTAAATCCAGCAGTTGCAATCGGATCACGTGAAACTGTGGTGTTAGTTAATGTAACAATACCACCGGAACGATGCGTAATACTGATTGCACCAGAAGATTCAACTAATGCTGTAACATTAGGAATACTTGCGGCTAACAAAGCTGCCACAAAGTCGGCAGCAGTAGTTCCGCCCAAAGTACAGGTATAAGTTGCTGGTGTTGCAGTTCCAGGAACACTAACAGTAACACTAAAAGTGTCTCCTGATGTAAAAGTTCCTGGTGCCGAACCAGTAACTTTAGTCTGACCGTTTGCAGCCAATGTGTAGATACTGTAACTTACTAAACCAGCATTGGTTGAATCATACTTTACAAAACCCGAACCGGCAGCAATGTTAAGTCCACCCCCAGCTGGGTCAAGATTGTACAAAGCATCAAAGCCGTTTAGGTACACTGGCATGGAAATCGAGCTCCATGTTGCTGTAGAAGTAGAATATCTCTTTACAACAAATGAGGCACCACCACCTTGTGCGGTAGTTTTGGCCCAAACACTCTTAGGTGGACGGCTGACTGGATCAAATACAGACCAAGCAGGGAACGCTGCAAATCCACCAACGTTAACTGCGGCACGACCATAATTGGCGTTAGCGATACCGATACTAGATAGATTAGACTGAACAGCTGGAGTAGCAGTTCCTGTTCCTGTTCCTACACCAGTTGCAGTAAATGTAACACCAACGGTATTGGCGCTAGCACCAATTCCTGTAAAGTTTGTTGTACCCAGTGTTAAAATAGTATAACTATTACCAACTACAAAACTTCCTGCTGTCACCGGAGCAACAGTAGCCGATGTAACTGCACAAGCTGCTGAAGCTGCAGATGTACTAGCAGCGATACCTAGTCGTCCAGTACTTGTAACGCTGGCGCTGATACCGGTAATGGCCGCAGTATTAATTAAACTGGCCAAAGCAGCCATAGAAGTGATAGCACTAGCAACATTAACAGTTGTCCCGTTGAGAACAAATGCACTTCCTGCTGGTAAATTAACTGTTGAAGTTGTGCTTTCAACAACATTAATGCCGTTAGCCCAAGCTGCGCTACCTACTTGTTGCCATGTATTTGAATTGTCTTTGTAATAGACATAGTTGTTACTATCAAATACAACAACTGCATAAGTTCCAATAGAACCAATGGAACTTCTAGGCTGTGTGGTTCCTGTTACGCAATCAGCAGCACTGGTAATCAATATTGGATTAATTGCATTAAACGAATTTGTTGATCGATTATACTCAAATAAACCAAATTGACTGGTGGCTGTGTCAAACCAAACAGTATTATTAGGTACTTTGCCTGTTGGACGAATCGAAGTTCCAACTAGTTGCTCTAGATCAACATCTGCTCGCATTACCCATACACGATTGCCCAAACCCAATGCACTGTAAGCAGCCATTAGGCCGTATTCATTAAGTTCGTTGCCGTGTAAGGCAGTACCGGTACTACTTTGACGGAAGCGTGGATATCCAAAAGTTGTAGCTAGTTCGCGTTGACTGCTGATACCAAAAATTTTGCCAGCGTTGGCTTTGGTAGTTCCTGATGCAATTGCACCATTAATTAATTTATTTTCAGAAGTTGCTACTAGTACAAAAGGAACCGTACCAACCGATGTTGGTAGATATTGGCTTTCGTCGGTAACTGTAATTTCTAATCCTGGGGATACTAATGCCATGGTTTTAGTCCTTTTCAAACGTGGTTGTAGTTATTTATTTTTTCTAGATAAAAACAAGGCAGTTAGAGGTCCTTTCCTAGGTCCTTTCCGGAATAAGTAATAAATGCAAAGAAAAATCTGTCCTGTGTGCCGGCAACATCCTGTGGCGCTGAACTACTATAGAAAACAGCAACCTTACTATCGTACAACCTGTACAGGTTGTATACATCGAGGCCGTAAAATTAAAACTGACGTACCAAATTGGTTTCGTTCGGGGTACAGAAAAAAAGATCGATGCGATCGCTGTTCATTCAAATTTAAATTTTCTGAACAATCCAATGTGTATCATGTAGACGGAAATACTGCAAATGTCAGCTGGAGTAATCTTAAAACTATCTGTTTGAACTGTCAGCAAGAAATCGCAAAATTGCCGGTGCCGTGGAAACCCAGCGACATTAAACCAGACTTTTAAGTTGTGTGTATAATTGCTCTATGGAACCGTTGTTGTCAATAACCGAATCAAAGTTTGTGCCCACCCATGCAGTTTCGCTAGGGTGAATTTGATTTTCAGACAGATATTCAACTGCATGAAAATCGCCATGATTAGCCTGTACTGCAAAATCGTACCAGCGTGGTAATGGTCCACGTTTTATCCAGATCACACGTCCGCCTTGCCTGCGCAAAGCTGCAATTTCGTTGGGAAATCTGCAATCACTAATTACCACATGATCTTGTGTTTGGCGCAGTTTGTTTTCAACACTAGCCACCCAGATATCGTCGTGGAAATTTTTTCGTAGTACGTCAGTACCCCAATACTGTAATACCCATCTTGGTGTAATATTCATCCCTAAACGATGACTCCACCATTCATCTTTTTGTTCGCGCCACTCGCGGCTTTGTTTTGTGCGGCCCTCGAGCATTTCTCTGTCCCAACCAAACACGCTGGCCACTGCGTCTTTGAGTGTGGCAGCAAAACTTTCGCGGCGAAATTCGTGAAAGTTAACCAAATAATCGGCCGCAGTATCTTTTCCTGAGCCAATAAAGCCACATATTCCAATAATCATTGAATCACTCCAAGCAATTAGAGTGATTGTAACAAAAACTTTATAAGTGTGTCAACTTACACACCGTACTTGTTTTTACGACGTTGAGCTATAGGACTGGTAGTGTTTGTGCTTGGTAGTTCTTCGGATCCTCGTCCGGTTTGCCTACTAGGTTTAACGCCCATTATTTTTTCGGCTCCTTTGCGTATTTCTTCGTCAGCCGATGAATAATCGATCATGTTAAAATCACTACCAATGGTGCCACGCTTGTCCATATCTCGGTCAGGACTACCTGCTAAAGCTACACCAAATCTGTAAGCCAGATAAGGGTTAGCATTATTGTTCAATTGATCGTATTGAGTTAAATTATTAAGGGCCAACTTGTGCATGGGTCTCATGCTTTTTCTTTCTTGACCTTCGTTTATTATTTCGTTGATTTTCATTATCCCATGATCCAAGTTAAGGGCTGGCCGCCGTCGATGTAGTTCTTAAGATCCTCTTCGAGCTTTTGCATTTCGGCTTGTGCTTCAGACTTTAATGTATCACCGTTAAGACTAGTACCGCCCTGAGGCCCGGCAATTTGTGCAAACTTACTACGTGCTTCGCCAAGTATCATTTTGCTAAAGCTGTAAGCATATTCACGCAACCAAGGCAACGCCATATGGTCATTAAGTAGCATGACATCGGGCTTATAATTATAAATGTGCAATAAGACCGATTCTGAAGGAGTATCGCTGGTAGGGCTCCACACCTGAGTAGCACTTAGATCAAAACCAGAGACACTGGTAGCGGCTAACTGTGCTTGTGCTAGCACCGTGATAGTTTTATTCAAGCCGTCAACACTTTGTATCTGATAACTGCCGTTGTATCCGTTTATACGACAATTGTTGATGTATATACTATTACCTACGCTAACGTTCCAAGCATCGTTAACAGTGATAGTTATAACGCTGCCTACCGTTTGTCCACTGGCCGTTAATGATTGCAGTCTAACGTAAGTGTGGCCGGTGTTAGGTATTTTACGAACTAGTGTGAGTTTTTTAGTTACAGAATTCCAATGGAAATTGATAAAACCGCCGAACATACGCATGGCTTGTTCTTGATATTGAACAAACAACTCATAATTAGTAAGCCCGCCTACACGACCAGCTACTAACATGTAGGTGTTCAAATAGCCCGAAGCAAATGGTTCAAATTGGCTGGCTGTAGTTCCTGTTACGCTACCAATACCGCGACGGAAAATTTGTTTAACCGTCATGATTTCTCTTGGAAGAATGTATTCTTGTGTTTCGGGTAACAAATCTAGAAACGCATAACTTTCTTCAACTGAATTTTGAGAACGCTGTCTATATTTGTTTAGAGCCGAATCAATTGCAAGATTAAAGTGCTCCGAATCTAATTCAACATCAACAATGCCGTCGGCCAATCTAAGACGAACGTAGTCAATGATTTCGTTTCGTTGGTTTTCTAGCGCATCTAATTGAGAGCTGTCAAAGGCAATTGGGCCCGGGCCCCCTAGGCTATCTGTTTGTAACGATTGTGTTAAGGGCTTTAACCCAGATTTAATTGTAGCCATGAATTATACAGTCCTGTTCTAAATATTTAGCGCAGGACTGTATTAATATCATGCTGTTTTCAACAGTAGTACATCAGTACTGATACGTCCGTTGAGTTTGACTTCAACCGCCTTGATGTCCTTGATAAACGTGCGTAACGCTACTTTACCTGCTTTAGCAAATTCCTTCAACTGTTCTTCGGGCTTACGCAGGGTTTTGGCTACACTTTTATCTTCGTCAAATCCTGTTATCGAAGTACCCTTGATGCCGAGAGCCTGAAAACCGGCCGCAACATACTTGCCCAATTTACGAGTTTTGTTATTATAAACCCAAAGCTCTTGAGCTCCGATAATATCAGCCGGGTTAATACTGACAATTTTTAGAGATTTGTCGTCCTTGGCATACTTGAGCTTGGCGACCAGTTTTTCCTTGCTAGGAGCTTTGCGAACTCGTGCCTTTTTAGCAGCCTTTTTAACGCCTCGATATTGCTCAATGGCTGTTAGCAAATCATTAATCCAACCAATTCGACGCTTAAAGTCAGCAGCCTTATAGTGACCGTATGCTTCTTTTAGTTGAGGATCTGACTTGGCTTGGGCTTCTTCGAGCTCATTTTTGCGACGCAAAAACAAATCTTCATACTTACCCAGTTGACTTTGTACTACGTTTTGAGCAGTGAGCCAGTCGTAAGGCTTAAAGGATTCAAGGTCGTCGTACTTGCCTTCGAGTTCACCAATAAGCTCAGACGTCTTTTCGCTTAGACGATCTTGAATAGTAGGACGATTGCGTACCTGTTCGGGTGTGGCAACTACTTCAACTTCTTCGGGCTCAGCCTTGGTAATTGCCTGTGTAATACATTCGTTAATAAATTTAATATGACGCTCACGCATGGGCATACCAGCGCGAGCTGCCATAATCAAACTACACGCGGTAATAGGAATAGCTCGGTCTGGGCTACGTTCAAACGCCCGAATTTCATTGCGTGAAAAATCTTTGCCAGATTTGAGCCATTCTACCACATACTTTTTACAGTCCTTTTGACTGTAGTAATAATTGTAGTAATAGAAACTACGTCGTAGAAAATTATCAAACTGGTCATCGGGCCAGTCTTTGGCTTCGGCAGGCCAAACGGGTTCACTGCCGGTGTATTTCTCATCAGCGAAAATCGGATTCCGAGCTTTTAGAGATTTGGTTTTGATTTTAATACCGGCAACAACTGGCATATCATGCTCCAAATGTGTGAAAGTGCACTATTATAACGCATTCGTTTTTGGTTGTCAATTGCTATTTTTTTAGCTAAATAAAGGTACAGTCTGCCCAAATTTTGAGCATGTTTATTTATAGATAGGATCCTATAGTGCCCCGATTATCCCTTTGGAAAGACGGAAAACACAGCCAAGACTACAAATTTTTCGATCGCAGAATTTCGGAAATGTTTACCCTTGGCGGTACCGGAGTTATGATTCACAAATACTTAGGACCGTTGGATCAGGGCCCTAGCTCGGATGCCACCAAACCTAGGTATACCAATCAAAGTGAGCGTAACATTCAAGACCTGCTGTTTTTAGAAAACCGAGATCGAAAATACGATACTTCTGTATACAGTATGCGCGGTGTCTATACAGTCAGCGACAGTGACTTTGACCTTAGTCAATTCGGACTTTTCCTACAGACTGGCACATTGTTTATTAATTTTCATATCAATGATATGATCCAAACGTTGGGTCGTAAGATAATGAATGGCGACGTACTGGAGCTCATGCATCTAACTGATTATGAAACATTAAACCCGGATTTGCCAGCTGCACTTAAGAGATTTTTTGTGGTAGGAGATTGCACCCGTGCAGCCGAAGGATTCAGTCCAACTTGGTGGCCACATATATGGCGTTGCAAAATTAATCCACTGGTTGATAGCCAGGAATACAAAGATATTTTAAACAATATCAAAGTCGGCGACAACCAGTCAACTCCAATAAAAGACATTATCAGCACCTATGAAAAATACATTGACATCAACGAATCTATAATTGCTCAAGCCGAAGTTGAAGTTCCTAAAAGTGGGTATGATACTGAACACATTTATCATAGATCGTTTAATGGTAAAACTCCTGACTCTTCGGTTCCGGGCTATCTCAGTGGCGACGGTCTAACTCCAAATGGATTGCCTGTGATTGCAGGAATCAGTTTTCCGGCAAGCCCTAGCCAAGGCGATTATTGTTTGCGCACCGACTATATGCCTAACCGTTTGTTCAGATACGATGGCAAGAGATGGATTCGAATTGAGGACGCGGTTAGAACTAATCTCACACCAGGCGAGAACGATAACAAAACATTACGCCATAGCTTTATCAATAATCAAAATAATTTTATTAATGCAGCTGGTCAAACTCAGCCCGAAAAACAAAATCTACACGAAGTTTTAAGACCAAGGGCAGATAATTAACATGAACAATTTTTTCTATTCAGGACAAATACGTCGTTTCCTTCAACAATTCATTCGCATGCTCAGTAATTTTCAGGTTGAGCTAGGGCAAGATCGCACTGGTACAAAAAGTCTACTACAGGTTCCAATTTACTATGGTGACAGTAGCAGACAGGCAGCCACTATACTAAGAAATAATAGTGAAAACAGCATGCCCAGTGTTCCAGCAATGAGTGTGTACATTGGAGCACTTCGCTACGACCAACGACGATTACAAGAGCCCTTTCATGTTAGCAAAGTACACATTCGCGAACGAGCTGTAGATCAATCAGGTAATTTAACTAGTCAACAAGGCGACCTGGTCACAGTAGAACGCCTTATGCCTGTGCCGTATACGCTTACACTTAAATGCGATATATGGACCAGTAATACCGAACAAAAATTGCAGTTACTTGAACAAATTGCTGTGTTATTTAACCCCAGTCTAGAAATTCAAAGCACCGATAATTATGTAGATTGGACTAGTTTGTCTTATGTTACTTTGACAGACACGGTATTTAGTAGTAGAACAGTGCCAGTTGGAACCGATGATCCTATCGACATTGCCACTTTGACATTCGAATTACCAATTTGGTTAAGCACGCCTGCCAAAGTTAAACGCATGGGTGTTATACAAAAAATTGTCGAATCTATTTGGGATAGTCAAGGAACTATAGATCATGTGTACAATGATTTTGATTTATCATCGTCAATTTTATTGTCGCGACGAGCCTATACCCCGACCAATTGGAATATATTGTACCTGGGCAACACTCTTAAATTATTTCCATCCGACGGTCAAACTAATTTTATCCCGGTTGATTCCGTGTCTACCAAACCTGCAAATTGGCAAGAATTAATCAAGGACATTGGAACTTTACACAATGGAATCAGTCAGGTACGTTTGAAGCAAGATGACATTACCATTGTTGGGACAGTAGCATTTCATCCTACAGATACAAGTTTGTTACTTTTTACACCAATTGTGGACACATTACCGGCTAACAATTTGACACCGGTCACAGCCATAATTGACCCCGAAACTGTTGCCGTAGATTCAGCTCTGCTTAATCCAGCTGCCGGAACAAGATTTTTATTGTTGGGCAACGTAGGAAATTCTATAAATGTTGACGGAGCAGCAATTTGGAATCGCCCCGGCTTTCCTCAATTAATAGCACATTCAAACGACATCATTGAATTCACTGGTACACATTGGATAGTGGTCTTTGACAGTCGCAACGAAACTGCTGTAAAATACTTGACCAATCTAAGAACAAATACTCAATACAAATGGAAAAACAAGCAGTGGAGCAAGTCGGTGGAAGGCCGCTACGGCGGCGGGGCCTGGAGTTTCGTGCCTTGACCTTGGGAGTAGGCGCATTAATTTTTGCTCGCAACACCGGACGATATCTTTTCTTATTAAGAAGTTCAGGCAGTTGGCCCATGACATGGGGCCTTCCTGGCGGGAAAATTGACGCTGGTGAAACTGTACTCGAAGGTTTAAACAGAGAAATTCAAGAGGAACTCGGCGGTGTAATTGTCGATCCTAAGATTGTGCCCATCGAAATGTTTACCAGCAATAACGAACAATTCATTTATCATACATTTTTTATTGCAGTAGATTATGAATTCGCTCCTGAGCTAAACGAAGAGCATTTAGGTTATGCTTGGATTCCTTTAGATGCGGCTCCAAAACCCTTACACCCGGGAGTTAGTAGAACATTTAATTCTGAGACAATAATGTCTAAAATTAAGATTGCTGAAGAGAATTGTATTCTTTAACGTTGTCAAAAAAAGTATCGCAATTAACAGCCTTGTCGTCAATCCATATATCGTAAACTGGCTTACCTAATTTTAAGGTCGTGTATTTTACTTGCCAGTTGGCAAACTGCTGTCTAGTTAATGTTGTCCAGTCGATTCCCGAATTTCCTCCGCGAGCAGTCCAATAGTGTATTTCGTGGCCTTGATCATAAAGATTATTGAAATATTGTATACGATCCATGAAAGGCTCGGCTTGAGCATAATCTCCTCGAGTATTGGTACATATGGTGCCATCAATGTCCACTATGTATCTCATCGTTGACTATCTCCGGGCATGACACGATAATTGTCTTCTACACTGTCCGGTGTACTAACTTCAATTATAGTGCCTTCTTCTACGCATTCAACTTGATGTGGTACTAGAGGAGGATTATGCCAAATCATTCCTTGTTCTAAGGTAACTTTATGTATGCTAGCATCATTGGTATCAATTTCACGAACAATAAATTTTCCGTCTAGGATATACCAAGTTTCATCTTTTTCAGCATGAAAGTGCATGGAAAATTTTGCACCTTTATTAAACTTTAGCAATTTACCACAATATTTGTCGTTGGTGGCAAAAATAAATTCATGTCCCCAACCTTTTTCTACATATCCTTCTAATCTATTCATTTCCTATTTCCTCTAAACTGGGAGCATAAACTCCAATATGCTGAACTGTTACAGCACTGGCACGAATGGCGAATCGAATAGCATCCGGCATGCGGCGTGTCTGCAGATATTTAAAAACTAGCGCAGCTAAGAATGTATCGCCAGCACCACAGACATCGCCGATTTCCACTGGTACTGCTTCAAAGAATGTTTCATTGTTATGTTGCCGCCACATGGCACCTTGATCGCCGAGTGTAACAATTAAGTTATCGTTAATGCTGTATCTATCTCTATATTCGCTTTCATTGATTTTTACAATGCAACCATGGAATCGTGATAGATCGGGTTTCTTTGAATCAACAAAAACTGGCCCCCGAAATTGTTTGACAATTTGTTCAACTGTTTCGTAGGCAACTGCACCCTTGTTGTAGTCTGATATAACCACTGCCTGTGCCGATTTAAAATCGATGGTTGAAATGTCAACAGGATCAGCTACTACATCTTGGTCAATTCTTACTATATGTTGACGACTGCGCGAATCAATTAATCGTGTTTTAATGCTGGGCGGTCCTAAATGAGCTTCAACTGCAAGTCCTAGTGATTCTAAATTACGCTGTACATTGCCAGCCATGCCCGGACGAGTTTCTTCCCGATCCGGTTTAAACACTGGCACAGGAGCTTCAGGACTAATTCGTTCTACGGTCCCATAACGATATTCGTCGACACAATCATCGCCGATCAAGATAACTTTGGAGTGTACGGGTAGTTGAATAATCATCTTGTCTCTCGAAAAATTCTAATCGTTT